GTTGCAGTTTTGAAACATAAATCCGTGCTAATATGTAACTGTACACAAGTACAACAATATGTGAAGTGGCAATCAAGCCACAATAATATTACCAAAGGTTGCTGATACTATAAAATTTCAGCAACCTTTTTATGAGTACGAACTCTGACAGCAAACCAAAGGATATTGTCACAAACAAAAGGTATGCCATTACAGAGACAGCCAAGGACTGAAGACTTGGCTTTTGTTATGCACAAAGGTATTTGAGCTAGCCTCCGGCTTAAGTATTTTTGAATAAGGAGATCTTGGGAAACAGTGCGCTATCATCATTAATTGATATTGCTGGGGTGGGAGCTAAGTGCACAATGGAGGAAACATGGCAAAGGAATGGGCTAAGTGGTTCTATAGGAGCAAAGAATGGCTAAGATGCAGAGAGGGTTATATAGACTTAGTTGATAGCTTATGTGAGCAGTGTAAGAAGAACAATAGAATAAAGCCAGGCAAAATACTACATCACAAAGAAGAACTAACACCAGACAATATACACGATACTAACATTAGTTTGAACTGGGACAACCTAGAGTTCTTATGCCAAGACTGTCACAACAAAGAAACATTTAGGACCACGACCTATGAGGTAACAAATAATAATTTGATGTTCAATGATCTAGGTGAACTCGTTCTAAAAAAATAAATGTATTTATAAAAATGGGTAGGCCCCCCATTAAAAAAAGAGCCCTTAATACCCCTGGGGACCGAAGGGGGAGATACGAGTAACACACAGGTCGCGCGCATAAGGGGGGTGTGGTATATGCCTGAAGAAAATGTTTGCATTAATAAGAAGGAAGAGAAGAAATTAGACAAAGAAAAGCGGATTAAGCGGGAAATAAGCAGATTAAAAAGTTTATTAAAAAAGATGGAAATAGATAAAAAACAAGTAGATTGCATGAGAACTCTAATAGAAAATGCAGCATTTATGGCCATTACACTTGACGATTTGAAGAATGAAATCAATGAAGAGGGAACTACATCTGAATATAAAAACGGTGTTAATCAGTATGGAACCAAGAAGTCACCTGCTGTAGAAACATACAACACTATGATCAAAAACTACATGATTATTTCTAAACAAATAATTGATACATTCCCAGAAGTAAAACCTAAAGAAGCGGGAGACGGATTCGATGAGTTCGTAAATGATCGTGGTTAAATACCCAGCAGATTATAATCCTATTCTTGAATACTGGGACTCAATTAATAATGGGGATGTAGTTGTAGGAGATAAGATCTATAGAACTTACAAGAAAATAGTAAGTGATATAAATATTAAAGTAAGTAAGTATTATTATAGCAATCAAAGAGCGAATCATGTAATTGAATTCTTTGAAAACTATCTAAGACATTCTAAAGGTAAACTTGGTGGAAAACCAATTGTTCTTGAATTATGGGAAAAAGCATTACTTGCAACTGTCTTTGGTTTCGTAGATATAGAGGGCATAAGAAAGTACAGAGAAGCATTACTCATAGTAGGCAAGAAAAATGGAAAATCATTAATTGCTTCAGGTGTTGGTTTATATCTTCAAAATGCAGATGGTGAGCTTGGACCAGAAGTATATGCAATAGCAACCAAAAGAGAGCAAGCAAAAATAATATGGTCTGAAGCTAAAAGAATGGTAAGAAAAGCGCCGGCACTAAGTAAGCGAATCAGATCATTAGTTGGTGAGCTAGCAAGTGATTTCAATGACGGTACCTTCAAGCCATTATCATCAGACCATGGTACATTAGATGGTTTGAATGTACACGGTGGGCTTATGGATGAAATCCACCAGTGGAAGCGGGGCAAGGAACTTTATGACATTATAGTTGATGGTGTTGCAGCACGAGAGCAGCCACTAATATTCATAACAAGCACAGCGGGATTCATAAGAGAAGATATATACGACATAAAGTATGACGAAGCTAAAAATATAATTAACGGATATTTTGATGATAACGGTTATAAAGATGAACACTTTATAGCCTTTATTTATGAATTGGACAAAAGAGCTGAATGGACAGATCCTAAATGTTGGAAGAAAGCTAACCCAGGACTAGGAACCATTAAGAATCTAGAGATATTAGCTGATAAGGTTGAAAAAGCTAAATCAAACCATATGCATGTTAAGAATTTAGTATGTAAAGAGTTCAATATTCCTGAAACAAGCAATGAGGCATGGTTAACATTTGAACAACTCAACAATACTAGTTTATTTGACTTAAAAGAATTAAAACCAAGATATGGCATTGGTGGTTGTGATTTATCAAGCACAGTGGACCTAACGGCAGCAAAGGTTCTATTCATGGTGCGTAATGATCCAAACATATACGTATTACAAATGTACTGGTTACCTGAAGATTTAATTGAGAAGAGGTCTATTGAGGACAAAATACCTTATAACATATGGCGCGACCAAGGATTACTGAGAGCCTGCCCTGGTAATAGTGTCCATCCTAAGTATGTAACGGAGTGGTTTCTCGAAATAACAAGAGATTATGATATTTATTTGCCATGGATTGGATATGATGCGTGGGCTGCAAGCTATTGGGTGGAAGAAATGGCCAATAGCTTCGGAGAAAATGCCATGATTAGAGTTATTCAAGGCAAAAAGACCTTGTCAGCACCAATGAAACAACTAGGAGCAGACTTAGAAGCTAAGAAAATAATTTACAACAACAATCCTATAGATAAATGGTGTCTATCTAACACGGCTGCAGATATAGACAAGAATATGAACATTCAACCGGATAAGACACATAATCAACGAAGAAGAATCGATGGTACAGCTGCATTGCTTAACGCATTTGTGGTTTTACAAGATAAATCACAAGATTATTTATCAATAATTTAAGAATGAGGTGAAATATGGGAATATTGGACAAAATCTTTAGGAATAAGACGCCGACAGGACTAAAACTCATGACGGAAATGAGCAATGGCTTCTATTCTTGGCAAGGCAACATATACCAGTCAGACATTGTACGCGCATGTATCAGACCGAAAGCCAAAGCAATAGGTAAAATGGCAGCAAAACACTTGAGAAATAATGCAAATGGAGAACTAGTTGTAAATCCAGATGTATACATGAAATTTTTACTTGAAGAACCAAACCCATTTATGACAGGTCAAATGCTTCAAGAAAAACTGGCCACGCAATTAGAACTCAACAACAACGCATTTGCACTTATTATCAGAGATGAAAACGGACTACCTCAAGAGATGTACCCGATTATCTCAACTAGCGTAACTGTAACATATGATGACCAAGCACGGATGCAGTTAAAATTCATTATGGATGATGGATCAACTAAGGAAGCTCTATATTCAGACATAATCCACCTTAGACAAGACTTCAACGAAAGTGATATTTTCGGTGAAAGTCCACAAAAGGCACTTAAAAACCTAATGGATGTTGTAAACACAACAGATCAAGGAATTATTAGGGCTATAAAGAATAGTGGCGTGGTCAAATGGATGCTTAAATTTAAAATGGCTTTACATAAGGACGACAAAGACAAACAAAGGGAAGAATTTGCAAAGGAAAACCTAGAGATAGGAGGGGTTCAAAACGGCGTACTCATATCTGATGGTAAATACGATGCAGAACAAGTAAAACCATACGACTATGTACCAAACGCTGCCCAAATGGACAGAACAACGGCAAGGATATACAACTTCTTTGGCACTAACGAGAAAATTGTTCAGTCTAAATGGTCTGAAGATGATTGGAATGCATACTACGAGGCACAAATTGAGCCAATAGCAAAACAACTGGCAGGAGAATACACAAGAAAGTTATTTAACAGAAAGCAAAGAGGATTTACAAACAGGATTATATTCGAATCGATCAGCCTTCAAACGGCTTCAATGAGTAATAAACTCACTTTATTCCAAATGGTTGATCGTGGAGCAATGACGCCTAATGAATGGCGCGAAATTCTTAATCTAGGACCAGTCAAAGGGGGAAACGAACTAGTTAGGAGACTTGATACCGCAGTGGTGAAAGGTGAGGGCAAATAATGGCAAAAATAAAAATCAAAGGCGTTATTATACCAAACGACCATAAAGAAATTTATGAGTGGTATGGTATGGACGCAACAGCCCCAAAAGACATCAGTGATGTGTTAGAGGGACTAATAGGCGAACCGATAGAGGTTGACATTAATAGTGGTGGTGGTTCAGTTTTTGCTGGGTCAGAAATATACACACTATTGAAAGCGTATGTCGGGAAAGTAACCATTAATATTATGGGTATTGCAGCAAGCGCAGCTAGTGTTATTGCGGCGGCAGGTGATTTGGTTAACATATCACCAACTGCGCAAATTATGATCCATAACGTGCAATGGTCGGCAAGCGGTGACAACAGGGAAATGCTTCACGCGGCTGAGATATTGGAAAATTACAATAAATCAATTGCAAATGCTTATATCCTGAAAACAGGGCTATCGCAAGGTGAATTACTAGAACTTATGAACAAAGAAACGTGGCTGAATGCAACACAAGCAAAAGAAAAAGGGTTTGCAGACGAGATTATGTTTGATGATGACAACAAATTAGTCGCATCACTATCACCTACGGCAATATTGCCAAATGAAGTAATTAACAAAACAAGAAGCCTTATCAATGCAAGCAAGCATGATGATGCTTCTTTTGATTTGAAACTAAAACTAATCAACCTTAAGGAGAGAAAATTATGAACAGAGAAAAATATTTAGAAATGAGAAACCAGTTGGTAGCTGAAGCTGAAGTATTAGCTGAAGAGGGAAAAGAGAAAGAGTTTGAAGCAAAATCAAAAGAGATTGACGAATTTGACGCGAGCTATGAAAAAGCATGTACATTAAGCGCCAACGCAAGAGCTTTAAAAGAAAAGCAACCAGTTGCTGCTATTGCAATGACAGGCTCTATCACTAAAACAAACGTTGCGGTTGTAGATGACCCATTTAACACCACTGAGTACAGAACAGCATTTATGAATTACTGTAAATCAGGCGTAATGCCAGCAGAGTTTGAAAACTCAGACGTTTATACTTCAACAACTGAAGCAGCAAAGATGATTCCTACAACAATCGTTCAAGAAGTCATCAAAGCACTCAAAGTTTACGGACAAATTTATTCACAAGTAAGACAACTTAACATCAAGGGTGGCGTAAACTTCCCAATCGATGCATTAACACCAACAGCATCATGGATTACTCAAGCAACACCATCAAGCACTCAAAAAACAGATTTTACAACATCTGTATCTTTCTCATATTACGGCTTAGAGTGCAAAATGGCAGTATCATTACTTGCTGACGTTGTAACATTAGACTTATTTGAGTCAACAGTTATTGGAATGATCGTTGAAGCAATGATTAAGGCTATTGACATTGCAGTAATCAAAGGAAGCGGTTCAGATGAGCCTCTTGGAATCACTATTGACTCAAGAGTTGCAGCTGGACAAAAAATAACATTAGCAGCCGCAGATTTTGTTACTTATGACGGATGGAAAAAGAAAGTGTTTGCTAAAATTCCATTGGCATACAGATCTGGTGGTACGTTTATTATGGCTGCCGGAACATTTGAGGGCTACATTGACGGCATGACAGACGCTAATGGTCAACCAATCGGTAGAACAAACTATGGCATCACCGAAGGACCTAAAGAACGTTTTGGAGGCAGAGACGTTATGTTAGTTGAAGATGACGTCATTACACCTTATGACACAGCATCAACAGGCGATGTAGTGGCAGTGTTTGTTAGACTTAAAGATTATGGCTTTAACTCTAACTTAAAAATGACTATGTTTAGATACTTTGATCATGACAAAAACCAATATGTTGACAAAGCCATTCTAATTGCAGATGGTAAGTTAATTGATGCTAATGGAGTTTTGATCATCAAAAAAGGAGCTTAAAATTTAAGCCAGTATAGACACAACTAATTGAAGAGGGCATTATGCCCTCTTTGTTTTGACGAAGGGAGTTACAAATGAATCCATTTAAAAGAATAGGTCAAGCTATAGATGCTGATAGTGGTTCAGCAAAAAGAGGGTTTATTGCACATTTAGAATTTGCAGAGCCAGTAGCACAGTCTGCCACAGGCATACTTGCAGCAACAGCCATGACGGATGCAGAACAAGTGATTGTAGATGATATTAGCAATCCAGATGTACCAAGAAGTGTGAAAATTGTTGGTAATGCATCTGGAATCACAGGTGATGTCATTATTGTAGGTACAAATATTCTAGATGAAGAAATCACAGAAACAATAGCACTAAATGGAACAACATCAGTACTTGGAGCAAAGGCATTTAAAACTGTTACAAGTATTACATTACCAGCTGAGGTTCATGCTGGAACTGATACTGTATCTGTAGGAACTGGTAACAAGTTGGGATTGCCATATCTGTTAACTAGAAACACTGTTTTATCAGCTTTCAGAGGTGACACTCTTGAAGGAACCGCACCAACTGTAACTGTAAGTACAACAGCTATTGAAAGCAATACTGTTTTATTAAACAGCGCACTCAATGGTACTGACGTAGATCTATATGCAATTGTTTAGAAAGTAGGTGTAGTACATGGCACTACTTGCAGAAATCAAAGAACAACTTAGAATAGCGAGTGCAACTACTACATTTGACACTGAAATTGGAACACTTATTAAGGTATGCAAGGAAGATATGATCAGTGCTGGAATCACAATGCCAGAAGATATTGAAGATGCTGCAGATGATATAAAGTATGCGGTTATGGTGTATGCAAAAGCTAACTTTGGATGGGACAATCCTGAAGCAGATAGATTGCAAGCCATTTATGAATCAATGAAATGTAAGTTTGCACTGTCTGTAACAAAGGCATACTTCAAGGTAACGTTTACATGCACAGAGCAGATGGAAGTTACTTTTGATGGAAATAAAAAAGAGAGTAACGACTCAGGCGTTGTAATTTTCTATTCAAAAGCCAAAAACCACGTGCCTTATATCATAAATGGCGTTACTGACTATATTGATATTACTGAAGACACAACAATAAGTGGGTGATTAGATGTCACATGTTCAAATTGCATTAATTACATACACGAAAAGCAAGAATGGCATTGGTGATAATATAAAAACGCCAGTTAAACGTACTATTTTTGCTAGAAAAATAAGTATATCACAAACAGAGTTCTATCAAGCTCAAGCTACTGGCCTAAAGCCAGCATTTAAGTTCGAGATAAGGCTACAAGAATACGACAAAGAGCAATATCTAGAATTTGAAAAGAATACATATAAGATAATTAGATCCTATGAAGCTAAAAAGGACTTTATTGAAATTGTATGCGAGGGTGTGGTGAATACCAATGGCTAATATACCAAGCCCAATTAAGATTAAAAAGGGTAAAGTCGAGTACATCTCATATGTGGATAGGACCAAGTATTACATGACAGAACTGAATAGAGCAGCCTTGAGGGATGTTGGAAAGTTTGTCAGAAGACTTATTCTTGATGAAGTACGAAAGTTACCAGGATTTAAAAGAGGAAAAAGACCACTAAGAGCTTTTCAGTATTGGGTAAGAAGTCGAAGTGGTGATCTTTGGGTTGGAATAAAACATAAAACTTGGTATGGAACTCAGCAAGAACTTGGTGATAGTAATCAACCGAAGCGAGCAATAATGACAACAATTGTTAACAACAACATTGACGAAATCAGAAAAATTGAATCAATGTACATATCAAGCATAGAAGATGAAATCAAGACACTTAGTTTAATAGATGAAGATGATGAAGGGGAAAATGAAGAATGATTGAATTAAGAACAGCAATACAGAAATTCATATCAGATATACATGAAAGAACATCGCATGAAGATTCAACATTTGATGAAGTATTCCCATATATAACTTATTCATTGAATTCTGTTAGTTCAAAAGACGAAAACCAAGAACTGTTTGTCTTAGAAGTTGATGGTTGGGATAAGAGTGATGATTCAACAACAATTGAAGCTTTGATGGAGCTGATTGATGGTGATGGTGAGCTAGTACAACCAACAGGATTGAACAAAGCAGTTCTAACAACTTCAAAAATTATAGCAATAGTTACAAGAGACTTAAGGTATACAGTACCTGACTCACAAAAAGCAATAAAGCATAAACGTTATGTTTATTCTATATCACTCTATGAAGGGAGTAATTAAATGAGACTAACACCACAACAACTTGAAAGTTTCCAGATAGACTTTGGATTAGTTTACAAAAACTATGGAGAAGCTGATCAAGAGAAATTAGGACCAACAAAAGGAGGCGGAAAGTTTAACGCCACCGCGAATGGCCATTATATTGAGTTTGATGGCTCTACTGGTTTAGAAAAAGGCACATATATTATCGATGAGCTTTTGGTTGAATTAGAAACAACTATGAAGAATCTTTCACAAGATGCACTTGCATTAGCCTTGCCTCATGCGACATATGCAGATGATGTTATTTCAGTAGGAAGAGCAAATATTGGTTTAGTACCAACAACCGCGTATTTAAAAAATATAACCATGTTTGCGAAATTAACTGCAGGTACCTTTAAGAAAATCACAATCTTTAATCCTATGAATAAGAATGGACTAGCTTTCTCTGCAGCACCAAAAGGTGAAGGAGAATATGTTGTTAAATTCGAGGGACACTTAGATGCAACATTAGAAACTGATGCAGATTTCCTTTATAAAATAGAGGACGTTTCTAGCATAGTAGATGATACCAGTGACCCAACAGTTGTAACAGTTCCTGCTGATGCAGATACTGCAGTGGTAGTAACAGCAGATTTAACAGCTACATTCAATGAACTGATTAATGAAAAAGACGTTAAAGCAAGCAACTTTGTATTAATTAAAGCGTCTGACGGTTCAATTGTTACTGGATCACTTAGCTATTCATCAACAACTAAGATTGCAACATTCAACCCAACTGCTAGTCTAACAGCTTCAACGGATTACATTTGGACTATATCTAATGTAAGAGACTTAGCTGGCAACACTTTAGCTACAACAGTAGTTAATTTCACAACAGCATAATAATGAAAGCTGGGGTATATCCCCGGCTTTTTCTTTAGGAGGATATTATGATTAATTCTGAACAAGCGTATGACATGTTAGGACCAGCGGGAAGTATGATGGAAAAGCTGAACATGATTAAGTTTAAAAGTGATTTAAGCAAAAAACATAAAGGTGAAAAAGTGGACTTAGAAGCAGTGGGACTTGAGGGCTTTCAATATATTATGAAAAATTCAAAACTAGTCAAAGATGAAGTTTTTGAAATTGTAGCAATCGGATGCGACAAGCCACTAGAAGAAGTAAAAGCACAACCACCAGGAACAACAATCAAAATGTTTAAAGAAATTTTCCTGGATCCGGAAATGATGGCTTTTTTCAAAACAGCTATGCAATAGGCTACGAGAAAACAATATATCTACTGCATAGCTACTATGGTGAAAGAAGACTACCAGCCAACAGGTTGAATAGGCTTCTTATTTTTGCGTTCAATGAAGAGCAAGACAAAGAGATGTATCAAGCATGGGTTGCGTTGTATGCAAACATGAACAGTAAAACATATATAAGCTTTGAAGATTTTAAAGAGAGATGCAAAAGCGAAGAAACAAAGACTACTGACATTACATATGAGGAAGTTGAGCATGTAATGGATGATGTTGTCAGAAGGTATGAGTCAAGAGGTGAGAAATAATGAAAATATTTGAACTGTTCGGATCAATAATGATTGAAAACGATGGAGCAAATGAAAGTTTAGATAAAACTGAAAGCAAAGCAAGCAAGGTAGCAGGCGCACTTGGTAACGGTATAGCTACTGCAGCAAAGTGGGGAGTAGCTATAGTAGGAGCGGCAGCTGCGGCAGGTGGAGCTATATTTGCAGCAGGGACCAAGTTTGCTGAGTCAACTGACAGAATAGATAAGATGAGTCAAACACTCGGACTATCTAGAGATGGTTTTCAAGAATGGGACTTTGTATTATCGCAAGCAGGAGTATCTATTGATTCCATGCAAAATGGAATGAAAACTATGTCTCAGAGAATGAATGACGTAGTAGAAGGAACAGGCGCAGGTATTGAAATATTTGATAAGCTAGGAATTGCTGTCACAGATGCTAACGGTAATGTAAGAAGTCAAGAAGATGTATTTAATGATTCGATGCTAGCCTTGCAAGGAATGGAAGACGGAATAGAAAAGGCAGCATTAGCTCAAGAGTTATTTGGAAGAAATGGGCAAGATTTACTACCTCTACTTAATCAAGAAGCAGGGAGTATAGATGAACTAAAAGCCAAAGCGCAAGAGTTGGGATTGGTTCTAGGTGATGAATCTATAGATGCTGGGGTTAAATTTACAGATACCATGGATGAATTAAAGAGATCTGTTTCAGCAATGGGAGCTAATCTCATGTCTGGCCTTATGCCAACTATTCAAAACTTCCTCGATTTAATCATGGATAATATGCCAATGATTCAAGACATATTAGAAGATGTATTTAAAGCGTTTGGTTCAGCCATTGATGAGGTGTTGCCATTACTATTTGATATTATCCAAGATGTATTACCTATGTTGATGGAATTATTAAGTACGCTTATGACAACTATATTTCCAGTTCTAATGGATTTGTTTTCGGTGTTTATTACTTCAATCTTACCAGTACTTTTAGAATTATTCGACATATTTGTAACGGTATTATTGCCACCATTATTAGAAATCCTAGATATAGTTGTAACATCTATTTTGCCACCACTTATTGATTTGTTTTTATTATTGGTCAGTACAGTATTGCCACCACTTGTAGAGATATTCCAAATTATTGTAGCAACAGTATTACCGCCGTTCATAGAATTACTAGTATTTGTCATAGATAACATACTTCCAATCATCATAGATTTGATAGTTATGTTTGTAGAAGTTGTACTACCACCATTAATGGAACTTATTAACGTTTTGGTGACAACTATTTTGCCACCACTTGTAGATATATTTATGTTGATGGCAGAGGACACATTACCAATTCTAATGGATGTATTTGAATCATTACTACCAGTTATTGAATTTATTATGTATGCAGTGGCAGATGTAATTAATCTAGTTATTGCAATCATAACTGGTGATTGGGAAGGCGCATGGGATGCCATCAAGTCATACTTTAGTAATGTCATCGATGGAATAATGGTAATTGTAGATACATTTGCAGGATTATTTGGCACAGCGTTTCAAGCCATAGCTGATGTAGTATCTGGCATATGGAATGGTATTGTAGATGGCATAAAAGGCGGAATTAACTTCATCATAGAGGGTATCAATTCATTCATAGAAGGCATCAATAGTCTTGAAATTCCTGACTGGGTACCAGTAGTTGGTGGACTCAGCATGAACATACCAACAATTACGCCACTCTTAGCAGATGGAGGAGTAATTACTAAAAGTGGAAGAGCTATCGTAGGTGAAGCAGGTCCAGAATTACTAAACCTTCCTGAAGGAGCTAGCGTGATTCCATTAGACAGAGTAAGTGAGTTTGAATCTAAGAATAGAGGTGGGGACGTGAACCAAACAGTCAACATCTATTCACCAACTCAATTATCACCAAGCGAAGTTGCAAAACAAACCAGAAGAGCTTCAAGAAAGTTAGCACTAGAGATGGCATAGGAGGCAATATGAGAAAACTTACAATTACAAGCGAAAATGGTAGTGGTATAGCAATTTCAAATACTGCCCCCTATATTTTAAGATATCTAGATGGAATTGGAATACCTGGTAACGAAGCTGAAACAAGAAAAAGTCCAAATCAAGACGGAGTTACATATATTAAATCTACTTTTGAAACTAGAGAAATTGTAATAGGTGTTGGGATTGTAGAGCAAGACGAAGAATCGCTGTATGAATATCGTGAGAATTTGGCCAAGGTACTTAATCCAAAGTATAGATTATCAATCCTTCTTGAATATCCTGGTAATAAAAAATTGATTACAGGGTATTTAGTTGGAGAAGTTGTTTACACACGTGATGGATCAATAGGTAACAATAACGCAGAGTTAACTATAGAATGTGATAATCCATTTTGGACAGACGAAACTAAAAGTTCAGCTAGGCTTGCGATCTCAGTACCTACATTTCATTTTCCATTAGCTTTTGCACCTAAAATAACATTTAGCAAGATTCTAAACAAACAAGTAGAAATCACTAACTATGGACATGTAAATGCACCAGTCAATATTAAGTTTTATGGACCAAGCACAAACCCAATAATAACTAATGAGACAACAGGATTATTCATAAAAGTTAACAAAACATTGCTAAGTGGAGAAGTACTTGAGATTAATACGTACGAGGGTAAGAAGTATGTGAAAATTGATGGCGTTAATGTATTTGGATATATAGACCTAACAAGTAATCTATCAGAGTTTGCACTAATTCCTGGTGAAAACATAATTGCCTATGATGCAGACAGTGGAGCAAGCAGTGCAGAGGTAATTATTACTTATAACAACAGATACGTGGGGGTATAAGTATGTATATTAGAATATTTAGTTTAGACCCACTAGAATTATTAGCTGAGATTGATGATTATGAATCATTTATATTTGAAGATTTGCTTTATGAAACTGGAGAGTTTGAACTTACAATATCTAGCAAAAAGAATAACGTTCAATATCTAGTAGAAGACAATATCATCATGAGAGGTAATGATCATAAAAAATGCGGAATTATTCAAAACGTAGAGAGGTCGACCAGTGATTCAGAAACATTAGTAATTAGTGGATATACAATGCATTTCTTGTTTGGATTCAGAATAGCACATCCAGGTACTAGTGATTATGACAGCATAACAGATTCAGCTGAAACATGTATCAAGCATTACCTAGACAACAATATAGTTAATCCAACAGATAGTAATCGTGCAATGTCAATATTAACACTAGCAACAGATCAAGGTCGTGGTTCAACAGAAACATTCAATGCAAGATATGAGTATCTAAACGAATTATTGAATATGATTCAATTGAAAACAAACCTTGGAATATCAATAACACTTGATAGCTCAACAGGACTATTTGAAATTGATGTGATAGAAGGAGCAGATCATTCACATGGAACAGATAGTCCTGTTCTATTCTCTAGTGGGTACGATAATTTGAAAGATGAAGAATACTATCGTAGCAAAGCATCATTTAAAAACCATGTATATGTATTAGGAGAAGGCACAGGCAGCACAAGAGAAGTAGTAGAGGTTGGAACACAAACAGGTATTAACAGAAGAGAAATTGTTTTAGATACTAACCTACCTCTTGCTGAACTATCAGGAGCTGGATCTAATATATTAGCAGAAAACCAGAGTATAGAAACGTATGAAGGACGAGTAATTGATACTGGGCCGTTTGAATACAAAGTTGATTATGACTTAGGTGATCTAGTTACAATCATTAATACAGATTGGGAAGTTGAAGTATCTACTAGAATAATTGGTATTAAAGAGATAGATGAGCCAGGCAATACTAATATAGAGATTCAATTTGGAAGCAAAATACCTGAGTTAAAAGATGTTATCAAGAAAAAAACTAAAAAGGAGATAGGTTAATATGACAATTGAAGGTGGTTTTTTTGAATCAAAAGAAATTGACGGATTATTTGATAGAGAATACGATGCCAAAAATTACCAGAGGAGATGGGCAGATAATGTAAGTGATGGCGTTGCAGTTGCAGAAAGTGCCATCCTTGGAACGCAAAATGAAGTAAGCACAGTAGTCGATACAATGAATTCTTCTATCAATGTGGGAGCTGGATGGATTCAAGGCTTATATTATCATATAGATGATACCGCTGAAGAAGTAACTCATGAAGCAGCCGACCCAACAAACCCAAGAATAGATAGAGTAGTGATCGAAGCGGATACTAATGAAGCTGTCAGAGGATTTATCATAAAAACGGTAACAGGAACGCCTGCTGCTTCGCCAGTAGCGCCTGACTTGACAAGAGAAGATATATTAACCGCAGATGGAAAGTACCAGATATCACTCGCTCAAGTTCTGGTACCTGCCAACGTCTCAACATTGAATACTGCAACAGTTACTGATGAAAGAGGAGATACTGCAGTATGCGGAGTGGCAAGATTTAAACTAGGTATACTACCACCAACCGGAAGCGACGCCATAACCATAGTTGTTGATGATTCTAGTTTTACTGTTTTAACAGAAACAGATCAGCAAGCATTGGATGAAGAAATAGATCTGGCCATTGCTGAATTAAATGATAGCACTATTGTAGGGACGGGCAGCATACCTACAACAGGATGGAGCGCATCAACAGGCACGGGATATGCTCTGGAAGTTAATGTAGCATTGACCGGAGTCACAACAGCATTCTTTATAAGCTGGGCGATTGGTGTAGCAGATCAAGCCGTAGCAGCTGACGCTGAATTAAGTAATAGTGGCACAGTATATAGTGGCGGCATTACGTTTTACGCTAATAGTGCGCCTGCCACAGCAATCCCGTTTAATTGGACGGGGGTGAAGTAGATGAATACTAGAGGAAATCTAAACGGTGGAGCCAGCCCTATGAAAGCGTGGGTCGACCCAACAGTGTATCAATCGAATCTTTACTCAGTAACCCTACCTAGCAGACGATCAGTAACAGGTTCCGGGTGGCTTTTATGTTTTGGTACTAATGTATATGTAGGATCAAATACTTATATCGCTGTCAAAATAGACGGGGTATTCGTAATAGGTGACGCTACACATGGAGTTAAAGTGGGTGATACGGACTATAACATAGCAGCTATTATGCTAAGATACGAAACCAGTTTCGAGATATTCCACACCTCTGCAAGTAACATGGTGGCCTATTTAGAAGGTGACGTATACGAGGAAGCAATCCTTCATATTCTTTCTGGTGGCACATTAGGCTCTACGTCACTTATTATTTCAGTGACTGGTCCGGGCTGGCTAGATTCAGTATTCACAAGTACTAATGCCACTGGATTCACAATAGTAATGGATGGCGGTGATGATATAGACGGCGTTATAAATCCATTAGGCGCTATAAAATTATTATCAAAGTTTAGTAGTAGTTTACTTGTTTACGCGGGCGTAGCAATGGGCGTCGCATATTATAACTGATAGAAGGAGGATTATATGAAAGGTAATATAGTATTTGACGGTGTTTTAAGTGGGGCAGAAATAGTAGCGAGAAATCCTCACCAATTAGTTAAAGCTGATGAACAGCTTTATAATTACAAAGAAAGTGATTATAGGAACGCGCGAGGCGTGGTGTCTTCAGAAGCTAAAAGAATACCAACAGAGGAAGAGAACCTAGCACAACTTATCGAAGAACAAAAAGCACAAGTACTGCAGGATTTAATAACGGCAAAAGCCCTAGACGATACAGAGTCAATCACAAGACTGCAGTCGGAATATCTAGTATTGATGGGTGGTGTAGCATTGCCAACCAAGGAAGATATCATAGACGCTTACACGTTAGAGCTTATTGAAGGAGGGTATCTAGTATGATTTTAGAAGATAGCGTTAATAGACTAGAAGCAAAGGGTGAGATAACTAAAGCTAAAGCCGACAAAATCAAGAACAATGCTAAGTTTAAAGCGGTAAAGCTGAAGGAAGAGAAAAAGACTAAGTAGGAGGTAGCTCATGCCAGACATAAAAAGTACAGTAGATACAGCTATAGCTATTTATGGTGTTGTTTTCATAGTCTTTTCAGCTGGGGGTACATTTGCAGGTATACGATTTGGAATGAAGGGTATGCAGAAAGATATGGATTCATTTAAGTCTGCCGTTAGAGATGATTTAACAAGATTAGAAGTCAAGCAAGATAAGTACAATAATCTACAAGAGCGAGTTGCAATAGAGGAACGAGATATCAAAAGCGCTCACAATAGATTGGATGACAGAACTAATATATGTAGTTCTACCACTAGCAAAATGGAAACCAAGATAGATGGAGTGTCTTCTAAAATAGACAATTTAGTTGTTAAAGTAATAGAAGCACTCACTACTTTGGTTAACGATAGGTAATCAACAATATGTGAATGTATCACTATTTGCATAATGGAATTGAATTGTAAACTATTAAGAATAATAACAACAATTTGTAAAATGAAAGGTGGTATTTATAGTGGAAAAAGCATTTGTAACATATCAATTTTTAATCAGTTATCCAGGAGTACTCTTAATGGTGGTACTCTTTACAGAATTTTTGAAACGGCTTATTGGTATAAAGACCAATCAGTCAATCAAGTACCTGGCCTTAATAGCCACAATTATCTTCACGACCTGTTCAAAAGTATTAACGCTACTTTTGATGGACGAGAAGATAACAGCCATAATAATGTTTATGATGCTACTTGAGCTATTCGCTAATATTATAATCGTATGGTTTGCAGCTATGAAAAGTTATGAATCAGTAATCAAGCCATACATAATCAGATCAGATACAGAAGGTGACTAATATGAAAAATATAGCATTAATTTTAGGGTACCAACCAACGTTGTACTTGGATGATGGTCACGGCAACAATACTGCTGGCAAAAGGACAGGCAACATACCAGGTATCGGCGTTGTTATTGAAAACTCGTTCAATCGTCCAGTAATTGACCTTATAGAACAGAAAGCTAAGGAAATAGGATTCAGAGTATTTCAAAGTGCTCGGGAGCTTACTGACGTGTCACTACAACAAAGGTCAGATAGAATAAACGCTGACTTTGTAACTCAAAGAAGCCTCTATCCTGATATTCCATGGTATAAGGTAGCTGCAGGTGTATCAGTTCACTTCAACGCATTTAACGGCATATTTGATGGCAAAGCAGGCGGAATCGAAGTGTACTATCATGACGGCAGCACCTATGGTAAGGTTTTAGCACAAAATATTCTAGATCATTTATTATTTGGTTACAACCAAGTAAACAGAGGAATTAAAAATAACAGCTTACATATGACAAGAGAAACACTACCCATATTTGCATTAGCAGAATGTGGTTTCATGGACAAACTAGAAGAAGCTAAGAAGATGACTGATCCAGACTTTCAGAATGAATGTGCTGAGGAAATACTAGCGGGATTCTGTCAGTTCTATGGCCAAGACTTAGCTGACCTTAGACAGGGCGATACTAAACTGAGCATATTGGGAAACACAAAGATCACATCGTTACAAGCTCAAGAGTGGGCCAGATCAAAGGGAGCGACAGAAGAATTTATAAGCTTAGCCCCAATGTTCTGGTTGATTGCTTCTAAAGCTGGAGTTAATGCTGCAGGAGCATACGCTCAATCAGGCAAAGAAACTGGCTATGGTAAGTTTGGAGGCGTTATTGATGCCACATATAAAAACCCATGTGGAATGAAAACACATGACGGAGGTGGTAATTATGACCCTAACGCACACCAAAGATTTAGCACTTGGGAAGAGGGAGTAACAGCTCAAGTAGATCATCTTGCTTTGTATGCAGGAGCACCAGGCTATCCATTGACAAATACACCTGACCCTAGACACTTTGGATTCATACTAGGCACCGCTAAGACATTTGAAGACTTAGGTGGTAAATGGGCTGGATCAGCAACCTACGGAACGTCTATAGTAGCAATGGTAAAAGATATGAGTGAGGTAGTTGTTAAGGAAGAACTAGCGTCAACTTATACAGACGAAGAGGTCCAGGCGCTAGAAATTCAGACGGCAGCGATGACAGATAGAGCACTAAAGGCCGAAGAGAAACTAAGCAAAATCAACGAGATCATTGAAAGTTAACAGAAAAACTGAAAAGCTAATACAATAAGTAAAAGCCTAGCACAGTATATGTGTTAGGCTTTTTTATATTTCAGTGCAATTTCAGTGCAATTTTAATAGTTTTGTATCATTATTGGAGTGGTTAGATATTAGTAAAAACACCGCAAACCCTTATTCTATATAGTGCAGTTGGGGGGACTCGAACCCCCAAGTCCTATGTGGACACTAGATCCTTAGTCTAGCGCGTATGCCAATTCCGCCACAACTGCTTAGGCGTATGCTGATGTATTCAGCGAAGATTATTTTAACATATGTTATTAGAAAAAGTCAATTGAAACTATTGAATG